GAGGTGCTGCATCAGCTACCGGCAAAGAAAGCATAGCCCTTGCTGCCGGAAAGGATTGCAAGGCAAAGGGAGCATTAGGATGCTGGATTGTGCTTACAGAACGTGGAGAATGGGACGGGAGCACTTATCCTATCATTTCAGTTAAAGCGTTCAAAGTAGACGGTAAGTCAATCAAAGAGAATACTTTCTATTCTTTAGTGAATGGAGAGGCAGTGGAAATGAAATAACAATTTATTCCAGCCGCATCAAAGGTAGTGCTATTACCGTACTAAAAGCCGTGAGAGAAGCGAAGTGCGCACCGCTTCCCTTTAACCTTGTACGGGCGGTTTAAAAAAAATTATTTATGGAAAATAAAGTGAAACAGTCTTCAAAGAATAAAGAGGAAAACCTCTTGAACGAAGATAGAAAAGCCTTTAATAAAAGGCTGAAACGATACGCATCCCGTATATCATCAGGATATACAGAAGAGAGCCTGGAAGAAGAAAGAAGAAACCTCTGCCTTAGTCAGGGATTATCAAGACGTTGTTAAATTTAAAATTTATTATATTATGCCAATCGTAAAAAAGAACGACGTTCTACCTGAACGTCCTGTTGTCATTGTATTGTACGGAACACCAGGAGTTTAGAATATACATTTTACAATAGCAAACTACTTATTTATTATGCCGAAGAAAAATACGCTTGATGATTTTATTAACAAAGCACGTACTATTCATGGTAATCTATATGATTACTCACGTGTTGAGTATGTGAACAATAAAACTCCTGTTGAGATAGTATGCAACAAACATGGCTCATTTTATCAAAGACCGGATAGTCACTTAAATGGGAAGGGTTGTGCTTTCTGTGGGTTAGACAAGCATAGGACATTATTGTTTGGAGTAGGCATAAATGACCTATACTTAACCAAGACCTGCACCCTGTATAGGGTATGGAAAGGAATGCTGGAAAGATGTTATAGCTCTGATGGGAAATATTCATCATACAAAGATTGTAGTGTTTGTGAAGAATGGCACAAATTGAGCAATTTTAGAGATTTCTTTGATAAAAACTATATAGAAGGATTTGCTCTTGATAAAGACTTTATCATACCTAATAATAAGGTTTACAGCCCATCCACTTGCATATTTATACCAAAAGAGATAAACTCTATACTTGTTAAATGTGGTAGAGATAAAAACGGTAAACTGCATGGAGTGAATTTCAGTAAAAGACTTGGGAAGTATGTATCAAATGTTAGCTTTTCGGATAAATGTAAACGCATTCACATTGGTGTGTACGATACAATAGAAGATGCTGAAAGTGCCTACATTTCCAAGAAGTTAGATATAATAAAATCTGTTGCAGACAAATACAAGGATGCACTTCCTGTAGAAACATACAAGTTGATTATAAACCATAAATTTTAAAATATGCCTATACTTAAAAAAAATGACGTTACACCACGTCGTCCAGTAATAATTATGATTTACGGACAGCCCGGTTCGGGCAAAACTTCCATTGCAACAACAGCAGAAAATCCGGTTATCGTTGATACAGACAAGGGGTATGACCGCTCCGTTCAACGAGCTGATACGCTCATAGCTACAAAATGGGAAGATGTTATTGCAGAGCAAAATGCAGGAACATTCGACAATTACAAGACTATTGTTCTCGACACCGTTAAAGGTTGTACGGATGATTACCTACAAGTTTATGTTACAACACTTGACTACAAGTTGCAGAGAAACGCATTGAAGCGGTTTGGGGCAATGGCTGACCAATTCAAGGCTTTCGTAAACTTCTTGCGGTCAAAAGGTTGCGATATTGTGTTTATAGCACATGACAAAGAAACGCAAGAAGGTGATGTTATAAAGCACTCGCCAGACTGCACAGGTCAATCTAAGGATTTGCTGATACGCATAGCTGATGAGGTTGGATATATCTTTATGGAGAACGGAGAACGTAAAATCCAATTTAGCCCTGATGAAACGCATATCGGTAAGAATGTTGCGGAATTACCTGTCACAGTTATACCTAATGCAGCGGAACCCGAATTTGCGAACTTTATGGCAAAATTGATAGAGCAGGTAAAAGATGGCATTCAGAACAAATCTGAATCAAATCGTATTGCCCATGAACAACTTGCCGAAATCCGTGAGCAGCTTTCCGCAGCCATGACCGATGAGGATATTGTCGCTCTGATGGCAGCTACAAAGGAACTTCCGAAGGTGATGCAGAATCCGTTCTTTGCCGAAATGCAGAAAAACCTTGCGACAAAGGGTTACGTCTTTGATGCGAAACAGAAGAAATTTGTGAAGCAATGAAAAAGCCTCTTATAAGGGTCACTCAGTTAGAAGCCTTCCGACGATATATAGAGCAATCCGAATACGCTAACTATGAGATAACTGAACAATCGGTTATTGACAGTATATCAGGTGCATTTGAAGGCAATACATATACGAGAATTGGAAAAGCTTTTCATAAAATAGTGGAAGAAGGTACACCGAAATGCGAAAAGGTTAAATCAGGTGAGCGTACCTTTCTTTATTACGGGAAAGAACAAAAGGAACAAATGCCAAGCGGACGAGCGTTTGACATTGAGGGAAACAAGATAATTCTTGACATACCACAATGTAAGGCCACTCTTGCATACAGGAATGAACATCCTGATGCTTTTCATGAGATACGCCTTTATAAGGACTTTGGGAATGCTATTATAACAGGATGTGCCGATATGATAGATGGCGTAGAAATTAGGGATATTAAAACCAAATATTCTTATCCTATTGATGCCGATTACATAAATTCTTGCCAATGGAAATTTTATCTCCAATTATTCAATGCAGATATATTTCATTTTGATTTGTTCATATTTGAAGGATATGATAAAGAAAAGCATGGATATGATGTCAGAGGTATTCCGTTGAAACGTTATGGTCCTGCAATAACATGCTATCGCTACGATGGTATGGAGCAGGATAATTATAATCTGCTTCGCTCCTTTCTTGAATGGGCTGAATACAGAGATTTGACCAAGTATTTACTTAAAGAAACAATAGAATAGAAAATGAATTTAACCGGAAGCGTAAATTTGCTAAAGCTCGAAAAAGTGGGCATAGCAACAATTAAGAATAAGAAATGCGTTGTCATTCCTATAGAAGAAAACGACCTTTATGTAAGTATGGACGAGAACCTGAAAGCAAAAGCCGTCTATCTTAACGTTAATATTAATGAGCGTAGAGAGCCGAGCCAATACGGCAATACCCATTACTGCAAACAATACTTATCAAAGCAGTATAAGGATGCGAACAAGACAGAAGCAGAAGCCAAGTCAAAGGTTTACTTGGGAGACTTCAAGCCTTATGAGTTTGAGGGTTCCGGGAATGCCGCAGCTACGGTGGAAGCGCCAACCTTACAGACCGACGGGGAAGACGACCTCCCGTTCTGATGTGTAACCTATAAACATATAATATCATGCTATACGAATTTAAGCTAAAAGTAAACAAGGTTAACGAGAAAGGTGATGAAAAGGAAGTCACCGAACATTACATAACCGATGATGAGCTTTTCGGTCATGTGGAATTAAAAGGAAATGAGTTATACAATGGTGATTGTGATGTTTTTGCAATCAGCCGAAGTAAGATACGTGAGATTGTCAATGAGAAACAGGAAGATGAGTTCTTTTATAAGGTCACTCTTGTTGAGATTTTCGTAGACGAAAACGGGAAAGAAAAAGAGAACAAGTATTATGTTCTAATAGCAGCAAAAGACATGGACGATGCCAACAGAAAGGCGGCGGAATACATGAAACAGGGGCTTCAAGACATGAAGCTGGACGCTATTGCAAAGACAAAAATTTTAGACTTGATATAATTAACCGAAAGCCCTCTGCTCACGCAGAAGTCCCGTGAAAGGTTCGGGTTAAGTAATTTAATTTCAGCTAACTGTTAACTATCCCGGTGTGGCTTGACCGCCTATCCGGGAGCAATAGCCTGTGAAGGTCTTTTTGGGAAATAATTTTATCCATACAATCTCGCCAGGCCCAACCAGGGTTACGCCAATGGCACTGTATACGGGGACTGACGAGAAAATGGGGAATATGGTAGCGTTGAACGTATTGGGCGGTTATTCTTTTTGATTGCCAATTATTTTGTTTTAAAATTAGTATTAGTTATTCATTAGTTATTATCCTTTACCATCCAGCAAAATAACGTGCTCTGTTCGATTCGGAGCTTCCCCACTAAATACAACTTATCATGAAACTTACAATAACCAAATCCGAAGGTGCAATTCTGATGAAGCTTTTGAAAGACCGGAAGACCGACATTCTTAATGCAGGTGGTGACAGCAAACAGGCAGAGCGTCTAAGTAAGTTGAACAAGAAGATTGCAAGGCAGGTAAAGAAACAATATAAGGACATGAGTCCTTACGTAATAACTTCTGCGGTTCTTATTACCTATGACGGAAAGAAGATACCGTTGGAAAACATAGAGAGTGAAATAATGACCCGACCTATCCAGTCGACTAAAGAGAGGATACTTGATGCTTTCTCCACGATGAGGGATAAGCCGGTGTATGTGGAACTTAAAATCAAATATATATGAAGAAAAAAAGAGAGTATATTACAATCACAACCGAGACGGATATATATATAGAAGATTATCTCGATGATTTTATGACCGTTGCCTCTGATGAAGATTTGATTGAAGAAATAGAAAAACGAGGACATGTGGTATATAAAAAAGGAATTCCCATTACTCCTTTTGGAGAGCAACCTATTGAATTTAACAATCCGACCGATTTAAAAAGGCATTTATGCGACATAGCTAATGCCGGCTATTGTATATCCAATGAAGAACTTATCAATGAAATAAAATTAAAACTACCATAATTTGCATGAGACATTTAGAAGACAAACTCCAAAAAGCTTGCGTGAAGTGGTTTGATTACGCATATCCTAAATATAGGCTAACTCTCCATCACTCTCCAAATGGCGGAAAACGCAATTCCATTGAAGCTGCAAAGTTCAAGCAGATGGGCGTTCGTGCAGGATTCCCCGATTTGATACTTCTTATACCGAATAAGTTTTATCCTTTCTGTGGGGTGGAATTAAAGACTAAAACAGGCAGGCAGTCGGAGAATCAGAAAGCCTATCAGAAGGAGTTTGAGAGTATCGGCGCTAAATACGTGGTTGTCCGGTCACTTGACGAGTTTATAGAAGTGGTAACTGATTATTTGAAAGAAATTTAGTGTTTAATGAAAAATAAAAATACAAGTGTTATGGAAATAGAAATAAAAATCAACATCCCTGAAGAAGGGAATAATATTATTGATAAATCAACCTTTTCACTCTCTATAGTGGGAATGCCTATTAAAAATCGGGAAGCATTGAAAACACTCCCCGATAAAATAAGGCAATCGTTTATTGACAGCGTAGAATTATTGACAAACAATTCTGTTTCTGACAGATTTATTAATTGCATAGACGGAATTAAGAATGCACCGCTCGCTCCGGTGCAAGCTCCTCAATGTAATGAATGAAATATTTACAAATAGTGTGATACTTTTGGAAGTCAACTTTACACTTATGATTATCAAATGAAATTCCCGAAAAAGAAAGTTCCATAAGTCCTTTTGCTTCATCCAATAGCGGAAGCGTCTTGTCATAAGAGTATATAAGGTGGATAAGTTCTCTTGAAAGGTCTTTCATTTCAGGATAGCTAAAAATATCGTTTTCATCATATTCTCCTTTGACTAATTTTGCCTTTTCAATAAGCTCTTTTGCTTTTTCGGTGTAAAATTCTTTAGTTCTCATTATTCTTAATTTTTGAATTGACGGCACAAAGTTAAGAAATCCCGTGAATGATTGGGTTTGTTCACGGGAACTATAATTATTTGGCTTTTTCCTTTGGCATTTTGATTTGAGTGTGTATCTTTGCGGCAGTTTCAACGCCAAAGAAGCTGACATAAGATTAATGACGTGGATTTTTTATATCCATTTGACTGCTTATATCTGAAAAGATAAAAGGCTGTTCGCATTCCCTTGTTGGCTACGCATTAATCTTGTGTAGTTTCTTTGGCGAGAAATTGGGAAGCGGACAGCTTTCTTTTTATACATAACTCAAATTTTGTTCAACAATGCCAAAGAAAACAAAATTAGAGAATGGGAGAACAATATGTACCCCACAATCTACGTTAGTACACGAAACGTACGCCCTCACTTTATCTTCTTCAACCGAAGAAATCAAACGTTATTTCAAAGCTATTTTAGAACTTTCAAAGTCAAATCTTTCCTATCCAGTAGACCTTGATAGTTGCTGGATGCTATGCTATTCCGCTAAAGATAAAGCGGTACGTGCTTTAAAGGAAAATTTCATAGAAAATATTGATTATCAGCCGCTCGCCCAAAATGGTGAGCGAACGAGAGGCGGTCAAAACAAGATTGACTATCACCTCTCCGTTTCCTGCTTGGAATACTTCATTGCCCGCAAAGTTCGCCCCGTATTTGACGTGTACCGTGAAGTCTTTCACAAGGTGAACGAAATTGCGCCAAAGGTTGCCAAGTCAAGTGCAGCAGACAAACGTAAAATCGCAAAGCTTGAAAAGGAACTGGAGTTTACGAAAAAACTTCTCGAATGGACAAGATGGAGCGAACGCAGGGAAATCGAACTCAAATGCTCATGCTTCCACTACCTCGTAAAGACGAAGCAGTACGATAAGTGGGCGGAATACAGAAGAACGGGAATAGTCAAGAAGTAACAGCCATGATTGAAATACTTATCGTGTTTGGTAGTCTTTTATCGGGCTACCTCACTTTCCGAAAAAAGGGAGAGAAACTTTTCTATTGAGCAAAATCTAAAAAATTAAATATTATGAATACTTCAATTATTAAATTCGATTACAACGGAAATATAATTCCTTTTGAGAAAGGGAGTGATGTTATGGTAAACCTTACGGCTATGGCGAAAGCCTATCCCGATAAGAATTTATCCACAATTGTTAACTCGCAGGAAATCAGCGATTATTGCACATCACTTTCCAAACTAAAAAATTTTAGTTTGGCTGATTTACTGATAGTTAAGAGAGGTGGAGATAATCCAGGCACTTGGGCACACCGTCTTGTCGCTATTCGTGTTGCACAAAAACTAAATTCCGATTTAGCGGTATGGGTGGATATGAGAGTAGATGAGCTTCTTAAATACGGTATGACCGCCACGCAGCCAACTTTGGAGCAGATGATAAACAACCCCGACCTTGTTATCAGCCTTGCCACGCAGTTAAAGAATGAGCGTGAGGAAAAGCAAAGAATGGCTTGCGAAAATCAAATTCTCAAAGAACAGAACAAAAATATAATTGAAGAAACCAAACCTGCTGTAACCTTTACAAACGCATTTAGTGGAGCGGAAAGTTCATGCCTTATCGGAGAGCTTGCAAAATTAATTGCGCAGAATGGATACGATATAGGCGAAAAAAGATTGTTTGCATGGATGCGTAAAAACGGATATTTGGGCAAGCATGGAGAAAGATATAACGTGCCAAATCAGAAATACATAGAACAAGGGTTGTTTGTAATCAAAAAAGGCGTACGCTCTGGAAGTAATGGCGTTTTACATACGACATTGACTACAAAAGTTAGTGGCAAAGGACAAGTTTACTTCGTGAACAAATTTCTTAATACCATATAGAAAGTAATAATATGAAAACAATAAAGCAGCAATCAGAAGAGTATGCGTTGAAATATCCTTCCGAAATCCGAAATGAAATAGCGAAAGCATGGATAGACGGGAGAAACTCAATAAGGAAGAAAGAGGTACTTGACCTCTATTTCGTAGAGGAAGAATACAAGGATATATTCATATACTGGCTCAACTACAAAAAAGAGAGGGGGCAGCCATACAAGCAGACCGGAGCAGAGGCATGTTACCGGAAGCTATTAACTCTTTCGGGAGGTGACAAGCAGATGATGATTGCAATAATAGAGCAAAGCATGAGTAATAATTACCAAGGGTTATTTCCACTAAAAGACAATGGGAACAGAAATCACACTAACAAGCAAGGAAATAGCGGTTCTATCTTCCAGGCAGCTGATTGCTATCTGCAAGAACATCAGTAATGAGATAACTTCCATAAGCCAAGCGATAAACGCACCTCCCATACAATTATCACAATGGAGGAAAGATAACGAAACCTGCATAAAGGCGGTTCTTGTAAAGTTCATAGAAGGTACTCTGTTGTTTTACGGCCGTAGCCGCGAGGATATGAATGACTATCAAGTAGCATCCATTGTAAACTCTATCCTTGACAAGTATTATTATTTCAGAATTGAGGACGTTTGCCTTTGTTTTAAACGGGCAAGGGAAAACTCATCATATGGTGGATTTTATGGCAAAATAGACGGTTCTGTCATCATGAGCTGGTTTGCCACTTACGATAAGGAGCGGGATGAAGTGATACACTCAATGCCGGAAGAAAAAATTAATGTTTTTACTGGAGAAGAGTATAGCCGAGAAGAGTACATTGAGATGTTGAAAGCTAAGATAGCCGGTGGAGACCTGTACGCAAACGAAGCATTGCGGCGTGTTGGTACATTCGAGCGTATAATGTTTGATAGACGTGGAGAGTATGCCAGTTATAAGTATTGGCGAAAACATAAATTTGACAATAAAGTATGAGACTTACAATATGTTGGACGACAAGAGGCAGGCAAAGACGCTTTTACTATGATATATGCAAAAAGTTTGGCATATCGGATTACATGAGTGTTAATCATGAGACGCCATGCGATATAAGGGATGAAGATATGGAACTGTTGAAGGAATGCGAAAAACGAGGGTTTATCCAAATAAGAAACAAACGGTAAATAATCATGGACATAGAGATTGAAAAGAAAATCGAACAATTGGAATGGCAGCGTGACAATGCAATGCGCATACGCT